CTGTACCACTTGCATTTGTAAATGGCAGATAATATGATTGACTTACAACGTGATCTAAAAAACCATTAATCTTTGTTAAATCTTTGTTGTTCACTAATGAAATTGTTGTAGCGGAAGCGTCTGTTTTTGTAAAAGGAACTGTTTTGCCAACGTTATGTTGATATTCATTTACCCAAGCACTACCATTGTAGATAAGATATTGTGAAGCAGCCGAGTTAGAAACTGTTACATCATTTAAAGATGTTAAGTTACTTGAACTAGCACCACCTATTTCTTTAATAGTACCACTATCATTAATATAAAATTTCTGTGCCGAAGTATCAATCGCTACTTCACGTGCCGCAATGTCACTTGTAGTAGGTGCACTCGTACCTGTTTTTAACTTAATAACTGTCGCCATTATATCTCTCTATATAAAACGATTAAAACGTTCCGCCGTCAATGTCGCCGTATACCACGTTACTACCGTTTGATTGTAAAATTTTACCACTTGCACCTAATGATAATGCAGCCAATGTGTTAGCACCACTTGCACGAATTATATCACCAGTTGAGTATGAAGTTAATCCTGTACCACCTTTTGTAGCACCGATTGCAGTCGCATTCCATGTACCAGTTGCAATCGTTCCTACAGTAGTGATTGATGTTTGACCAGGATAAGTTGTTTTAATTTGTAATGCGTCTGAAGAAATCTCTAAAGTAGAGTCATCTACAGCAACGTCTAACTGATTACCTGTTTTAGTTAAGGCAGCACCAGCAGATATTTGACCAGCACCAGAGAATTGTTCAACCGTTATATCAGTTGTTCCTAGTGTAGGTGTACCATTGTGTGTGAATACATAACCATTGTCAGCATTTGCAGTACCTTGTTCAACGAATACGAAAGCACCACCAGTTATCTCAGCAGCAGCGTCAGCGTCTGGCGTTCTTGTTAATACGTATGCAGTTGAACCATCACCAACCGTTGTAATTAAATATAAACCATTTTCAGTTGCGTCTGTCTGATTTTTTAATAATACTCTATCACTTGCAGATGGTGTAACACCGTCTATAGATATAGCACCGTTTGATCCTGCAGTTATAGTACCAGCACCGTTATTGTATGTACCAGCAACGTTTGCTGTTGAAGCTAACTTAACAGAAGCCTTAACATCTAAACCATTTGCAACACTATCAACATATGCTTTTGTAGCAGCGTCTTGTGCTGAAGATGGATCAGTTACGTTTACTATTCTACTTGTATTAACATCAACCGTACCAGAACCTTTAGGATCAAGTATTAGGTTAACGTTTGTATCAGTACCTGTAGCACCTATTTTAACACCATCACCTGTAGCAGAGTTTGTAACTTCTACAAAGTTTACAGCGTTTGCAGTCTGTTGAAATTTAATCTGTTCATTACCACTTGCGTCAGCAATAAAGCCATCGTCAGCAAATCTAGGTGTAGTTAATGTAGGACTTGTTAGTGTTTTATTTGTAAGTGTTTCTGTTCCTGTTTTTGTAACAACAGATGAGTCTATTGCAACCGTTAATGTTGTTCCTGTAGCAGATGTATCAATTCCTGTTCCACCTGCAATCGTTAATGTTTCTGAATCTAAATCAACATCAATTGTTCCAGAGTCGGACGTAACGTCCATGTCTTGTGCTGTTAATTGTGAATCAACATATGCTTTAATTGATTGTTGAGTTGCAAGTGCTGTGGCACTATTACTTGCCATATTGTCTTCATCAGCAATAGCAGTAATACCATCTAATAAATTTAATTCAGTAGCAGTAGAAGTTATAGCAGCTAATTTTGTAAAGTCTGCCTGTACTAATCCAGAAACACCATCTAGTAAGTTTAACTCTGTGGCAGTAGCAGTTAATGCTACGTCTTCGTTTATCTTAGGAGATGTTAATGTTTTGTTTGTAAGTGTTTGTGCTGTTGATAAATCAACTACCGTACCAGTATTAATAGCAAAAGTAATTTCGTTATCAGAAACGGTTGTGTCAATACCAGTACCACCAGTAAACGTTAAAGTTTGACCTGTTGTAAATGTATCGTTTGAACCACTATCAGCAGCAAGTGTAAAGTTACTTGACGCTGGAGCAGCAAATGAAAGATTACCAGAACCGTCTGTAGTTAATAAGTGGCCATTAGAACCATCTGTACCAGGTAAAGTAAACGTTAAATTACTTGCAACACTATTGGGAGATTTTAATGCTACAAAATGTGTACCGTTATTAGTACCTTCGTTGAATTTTATTGTACCACCAACTGTAGCAGAATTACCTATTAGTAATTCATCTATTGCTTTATTTGAATCTACTATTAAAGCAGATGAAGCTGTTAGTGTACCATGTGCGTGATCTAATAATAATTTGTAATATTGACCACCAATTTCTATTGCGGCGTTTGATGTTGATGTATGATCTCCAATGAATAATCGTAAACCATTACCACCAGCGCCTGTACTGGCGTTTGATGTATCGTAAACGTAAGCAAGTTCCCCTTGCTCTAGTCCTGAGGGTGCCGATGACCCTGTGGATCGTTTAATTTTTATAATTGTTGCCATTTTTTCTCCCTATTAAAATGTGCCACCGTTTAATATTAAATTTCCACTTTCAGTTTTTATTTCAGTTCTCGTTACAAATTTTTTACTCGTATCATCATATTGAATCATTGCACCATCGTCTAGCGTTGCCGCATTTACGTCACTCAAACCAGTAAATTTATTTACATTACTTTGTAATTGACTGACCGATGGTGATGTGACCGATACGTTATTCGGTCCTGTTGAGTTACTATTAATCGTAGCTGTGGTATTAGTACCTGTACTATATGTAGCAGTAATATCGTTTGACATTTTTACCTTTTTAAATACTGTTTAATTACAATATTTATAATAATAAGGTACTAAATCAAAGACAATTATGTAATTTCAACTATTTTTTATTAGCAGTTGCGTCAGAATTAGTGTCAGGTTTCTTTATATCTATACCTAATTCTTTTGCAATTGCAGCGTCATAGTGTGCCTGAAGAATTGCGATTTTTTCTAACTCTAAAGATAATTTAATTTTAGTTGCTTGTAAATCTTGTCTTATAACAATAGAATTAAAAGTTTTAGGGTTTAAGTCACTTTTCTTATAGTCTTTACCATCTATAGTAAATACTGCTTCTTGTGGCGCACTTGTCGGTGCTGTTGCTGAGTTGATTGTTTCACTACTCATGTTATATTTCTCCTTATTATTATACGTTAGGTCTAACTGTCATTAGACCCTCAATTACTCTTGTTACTGTTCCTGAAGAATCTGTTATATCCAAATCAAATACATATCTTGCAGGAGCTTCTAAAGCTGCTGTTTGCGTTGCAGTTAGTGACATAGTGACATCTCCCGTTGTTCTATCACTTGCAAAAACCATAGTTAATGCTGTACGTGTTCTTGTACTTGCATATCCTAGAGCCATATTTGCAGTTGCTGTATAACCAGTTAAATCTAACGGACTTCCCGCACTATCCTTAACTGTTACAGTTGAACTAAAAGTTGTTCCTTGATCTATGTTAAAATTTGCTACAGCTGCCATACTACTATTTATACATACTATACTGACCTTGTATTAAATACTTTTATTGTTTCTGAATAGGGTAAACTCTCAATTTTTAAACCTTCTCCTGTTCCCCAACCAAATTTTGCATTATTATAGACATTATCAAAATATATTTCTGTATTTTGTTGATAGTACTCTATTTCTTCTTGTATGTTATTTGTAAAATAATCTACTAGTGTATTAAATTTACCTATTTTCCAATCAAACGTTCCTATTTCAAATTCACCAGAAGGTCTACAATTATGTTCTTGGAAATGTAATTTACCAGTCTTTCTTTCTTTAGAAAATTCTGTAAGCCCAATTCTGTTTCTAGCACTCATATGTTCTTTTAATTTTACAAAATACTTCTCTATTATAGCTATATCTTCTTTTAGAAAATCAACAAATGGATATTGAAATAGATATGCAATATTATTACCTACAATATGATCATCTCCATATTTACCTATACTATGATGATATATATGATACTCGCCATCATCATCAATTATAAAGTGTGATATGATTGTATAATCATAATCAATATATCTTTGTATAAAATCATTTGGTTGTGCTACATGTTTTCTTTTTCTTCTAACAATTTTATAACCAGTACCACCACCTGAATCACCTTTATCTAATTTTACTATAATTTTATCATTAGGATTTCCTTCATCTAAAGTAGGTATACCCATTAATTTACATACTCGGTCTTGTTCTTTTTTAGATGTGAAAAACTTAAAAGCCCTTTCATCAAATTCTGTTTTAGGTTTCCAATGCCTCATAAGTTCATATTCTAATTTAACTGATGGCTCTTCATCTCTAAAATTGATAATATATTCAGGTACAAAATCTATATTGTTTATGTAATATTGTGGATCTAATAATTGTTTTTTTGGAAGAAATGTAGTATGTGGTTTTAATTTTGGACTTATATTAAAATGACTATTCTTATGCTCTTCAAACATCTTAAAATTAATGCCGTACTTTAAACAAAACTCTACTAGAGTTTCAGTTTTTTTACGAGCATTTAATATAAGAATATTTTTAGGTAAAAGTTTTTTATCTACATTGTCTGCGAATAACATATTAAATTTTCTCTATCCTACTATTTGTTCCTTCTTCTTCTTTAGCATTATATTCTTTATCATTTTTATCATAAAGTTCCTTTATTCTTAAACCATCAGTAGAAAGAGTAGGCAAACCACCTTTTTTCATTCCAAGGTGTCTGGCATAAACTGCTGTCTTTTTATTTACTTGATGAGGTTGAAATTCATTTAAATCATCAATACTTAAATCATTACCTTTTTCTAAATAACCTGCTTTCATTGCATTTTTAATTAGATCAATTCCTCTTTGAGTTCTTACAATTACTCCATTAAAACCTTCATTCTCTCCTTCAGGAGACCCACCAGGCCATGTGTCAAGGGCTGCTATATCAGCACTTTCACCTATTGCGTCAGGACAAATTTTACATCTAAAATGCATTTTCCATGATTTCTCCCATGCACTCATTGAGTTAAATCCACTTTCTTCAAATGTACCATTCCAAAAATTATTATATGTATCGTTATGTTCTCTATCATCTTTAGTTTTGATATACATTTTGCCAGGAGTTCCGTATCCTCTATATCTAAAAATTTCTAACTCTTCCTCTTTAACATTAAAACTCTTTATGAAATCTTGTGATTTTGAAAATTCTGTAAAGCCACCACATACTAATGTAAGCAAAAATTTACAATATTTATTTACTCTTTCGTCTGATTTAGATAGTTGTCTTATAGCACCTATATCACAAGGTTTACCAACAAATGCAAACGGTTTATTTAAGTCTAATGCTTCGTTAAACCTACTTAAAGATGAAGCAGGACCATACCTTGATCTACTTTCACAATTTAACAAGTCTTCTTTATTGTAACTAAACTTTGGAATACTTCTCATTGGTTGATCAGGATCTCCTGCTGTATGAAGAATGAAATCAACTTTTTTAGTTTCTAATAGGTATAAAGATAAACCATTTAAAAACCCTCCTGTAGAACTTTGAAATCTAATCTTCGGATCAGTAGACCACGAATAAAATAGGGAGTTGTAATATCCCCAAATTAAATCATGTTTAGAATTTTCATTTACCTCTTCTTTTGCCAATCCTTCTACTAAAACACCAGGACATACTTTTTTTATTTTATCAAATTCTTCACTAGATAATGATTTAACTTCTTCAGGTTCTAACCGTCCTTTATCTGTCATTGAGATTGTAATTTTATCTTTACCAACAATACTTTGGCAAAGACCACATCCTATGCAAAGTCCATTTTTAGTAATATCGGATAATGCAAATAACATACTATTTTCACTCATATTCATATACTTATTTAGACGATAAATACTTGACCATTCCCATGGAATGTGTTATAATATAGTATGAAAAATGTAAATATAGTATGTACAGCTAAGCCTGGTGATGGCCTTCTACATTACAGTTATGAACATTGTTGTTTTCTGAATGATTTAGGTGTAAAAGCAAAATTGATAATCATAAGAGACCATAGATTTTCTCAACAATCTTATATCAATGCTCTAAATGAATGTTATGTCAAATATGAAAATGTAGTATTTGATCTTTACACACCTACGTCAAATGATATAACATTGATTATGGGTAGAAGTCAAATAACTTTAGCATACTTAAATAAACATACTTACAATAATGATCAACTTCTAACTTTACATTTATTGTTTAGTGGTAATCTTATATCTGTATATTCTGAAAATCATGTTAGAGAATATCCTATTGCGTTACAATATTTCAAACCTAAAAAAGTTTATGATTTATGCGACCATGATGTATATATCAATGGTGTAGGAGAACAATTTGAAAAGATAATAAACTTTAGTATATACAAACCTATAAAAGAAGATATACAATTTAAGTATTTGTTTTTAGGCACAAATAAAATATACTATAGAGAAGTAGAAAAACACATACACAATTATCCTGATCATGGTATTATAACTTACAATGACAAATTTATAAACCCTAAACTAAACAATCTAATAGTGCCAATTACAAATATATTAGGTAAGTTTGAAACATATGTCTATACAAAACCTAACTTTGAT